ATGTTTCACAGAATTCGCGTGTCGTCGGAATAACTTCCGCACCCAATCCTGGCTTCACTTCGTATGAATAACGAATTTCGAATTGGTCAATTTCTACTTCAAGACCGTCAAGAACAAGTTCACCAAGTTTCGACGTTTGACCTTTTGAAATTAGATTCAATTTAGATAATTTATCCATTGATTTGGCGATTTCTGTCATCGGTGCATCAACAGCTTTAGCGATTGAAGAACTTTCTTCACCGGCTTTAAGCATCTTCAAAACATTCTTGTCTAGTTCGGTCAATCCCTTTTGTATATCCGATGCTTCATCAAAGAAATGTTTGAAGTTATCCGTTTCGAATTGTTCCACTTGCTTCGATCCAAATTCATTCGATACTGATATAGATTTAACGATATTAAAATCGCTTTTTTCTTTACCGTATTTTCTGAACACTTTCAAATCTTTGTCAGCCGAACGGAATTCTTCAGTCATCTGTTCAGGTTGTTCCGTTTTGATTTCCATCGGCATCGCTTGAACGAATTGAACCGTTCCAACTTCACCCGATAATTCTATCATCTTATCAAGAACCCACATCAAAGAATCTTGACGACCGTTCACATATATTGATTTGAATATTTCGAACGATTCAAGTAATTCAGTCGCGCCACCAAGTTGACCTTCTGTCTTGATTCCGAACAACATCGGATTCGTTGCAGAATGCGAAACAAGTATGTTCTGCTGAATTGATTTCTCAGTCAAGTTGTATCTGTCCGCTAAATCATTACCGTTCAAAGATAATACAGTCGGTGCGTTCTCGTTTCCGTCTGAGAATGTTATCACTACTTCATTAACATCTTCGATTGATGTCGATGTTCCTTTGACTTGGTCGCGAATAGCTTCTTCTTCTTCCCTTGACTCAGGAACACCCCCCGCAAAATTGATTAAAGTCCCGATTTTGAACCCGTTAGAAATCTCATAATAGTGATACTTCGATATAAGTACATCCGCATTGATATCAGTCAACCCACCAATATATGAAGGCTTTGGATATGTTCCCATATCGCCCTTCGTTTGTTTCGATGGTGATTTGTAATAAATTACGAATTTACCTTCGCGGTTCTCCAGGTCTAACGGTTTGATTTCTCTGAAGTTTGTGTCTTCTTTCGTCTGCTTTCTCGCACTCCAATCATTCGAAAAGAAATAACTCGATTCGTCAATGTTCATTCGAACGCGGTCAACGTCGAAATGCTCCCATCGAACAACTTTCGTACCTTCACGATTCCAACTTCCAACAACACAAAACCCATCGAACAATTCAAAGTCAAACGCGACCTTTTTCATCATTTCGTCAATGGTATAATCTGAATGTGGATTCTTTAGGAATTCATCAAGTTGACCCGTAACAACTTCAAGACCACCACCGGCGACATAATACGTTTTCGTTTTGATGATGCCTTGATGCCAAGCTGAACCGTTGTATAAGTCAACGATATGGTAAGGGTATTGATTGTCTAAACCCCATTTTTGAAAGTGCAATTTCTTGTCGTAACTTTCTTTCGCTTCAGGTAGCTTCTTAGAATTCGAAAATCCCGTTGCCATTATTTTCTTACTCATAAACTGAATTTGTTTCGGTTGTTGTGTATTCTGTTCGTTCCGCATCAATCACATAAACGTGAGCGCGACCCGTTTCGACTAAGTTTAAACCAGTTGGATCAAGATTGCCCGACCCGTTTGCTTGTTCGTATATATTATATGTATAGAATCCGTCAATAGGGAATGTCACATCGACACCGTCCGTAATTGAAAACTCATTGAATCGATTTGTTGTCGTTGATATATCTGTCAAGATACAATACAATTCAGTATCGATTTGTTCTTCTGTGAATTCGAAAAGATATTCAGGATTCGTCAACGTTGTCAGTTCCGTTACTGTCACTATCATCGATGTCGTTCCCGACTTCAGTATTCTTAACATTCTTCTTTAATTTAGGTGATTTTCTTTTCTCAAATACATCAAGACCTAGTTTATATAACTTGTCTTCGTTACCTTCTTCGATTAAAATGAACCTTCTTATTGTCGAACAGAACACTTTTGAACCGATTAATTCCTTTTTTATTTTCATATCCTTTAAAGTTAATGAAAAAGGGATAGCGAATCAACACTATCCCTTCAAAAAATAGTCTTACTTTTCAACAATTAAGCTGCGTAAGAACTTTGTGCGATTAGTGTCGCTGCGATAGTTGCATCAACGTCAGGAAGTTCTTCGTTTTCTTGTGAAACTAAAGAAATTAAATGTCCATTTCTGTCGCTACGAGCCACGCCGGACGTGTATTCGTTTCCGTCTGAAACTTTCATTCCTTCTTCGAATCCTAACATTACATAAGTACCGTTCGCTTTTTCAACCATTGCGCAAAGTTCGTTTTGTGCAAGTAAGTGAATAGCCGAACGAAGTTCTTTCGTGTCAGAATTTAATACAATCGATAAAGATTGTTCGTACCATAAAGTTCCGTTCTCTTCATTTCTTTGAATCGGTGCTGTATAGCTTGATAGATTTGATTTTAATTTGTAGTGAAACGTTTCACCTGAAACCGTAATCGCTGTGATTTCGTTTGCAGTCAAAGTCGCTCCGCTATAATTACCTACAGGAAAAAACAAAACTGACTTGATACCACCTTTTCCGTTGGTACAAGTTCTGTCATTATATCCCGAAGTCATTGCGCAAGTTGCCATGATTTGTATATATTTAAGTTTGTAAAATAACCGAACGACATCGCGCCGTTCGGTTTAATTAATTATTCAATTCTAGTTTGGCGAACCTGTTCCATTCCAAACACCGATCTGATCTAAGTAAGGAACTTGAACTCCCGCTCTAAACTTCGAACGTAAATATATTACATCGTCATCTTTAGAATACCACATTTCGAATTGGTCTAAATCACCCGTTAAATCTGTTCCGAAAATGAAGTGACTTGCACGACCTGTATAAATGTTGTCAAGTGTATTCAATCCAACTACTTTTGAAACAACCATGTCAGTTCCAGGAACGACAACAGAATCCATCTTCGCGATTTGCTCAGGAGAATAATGAAAGAAGTTCAAGTCAACCAAGTTCTTGATTAATTTGTTAAAGTTCTCACGACCTGTGAAACATTTGAAATCAGCTGATTCAGCAACCGCTTCAGGACTGTTCTCGAATACTTCATAAAATACATCGTAAGCATTTGAATTAGTAATCGAAGCCGTAGCACTTGTGTTCAAATCAACACATCCCGCTCCCGTTGTTAAGATACTTCTGAATCCATTCATGAATGCAAGGTTACCCGTACCCGTTGATTTGTTACCTCTCCAAATTAATTTGTCTAATTCGTTAGATTGTAACGTCTGAATGTAATCGATGATTAACGCTTCGAAAGGAAGTTCTTCATCTTCAGCCATTGCTCCTGCTCTCAAGTTCAATTGAGTCCAAAATCCTGCTAAGTCTTTCTGACAAAACTTCTTCATGTAACCTAAAGTTTCAACTGAAATCGCTCTGTCTGTGAAAACAGTATCACCTGAAGGTGTCATTGTACAGTCACCAGTTTGGTAAACGATTGAATCGTCCATCAATTTGATTTCCTCTGAACCTTTAATTCCTTCTTGGATAGTGATTTGCTCTAACGTCTTACCCGCTGTAACTTGTTTCACTAATAATTCTTGTGACTGCTCATCCACGTAAGCCGCCAATCCTGATACATCAAAATCAAAGTTTGATGAAATATACTTTTTTAAACTCATTATTTTTTATTTAACATTTTTCTGAAATATTCCGAACGTCTGTCCTTGTCATTCGCTGTCGAAAATTTCGATTCTTCTTTTGCTTCAGTTGGTTCGTTCTTGAATGCGCTGAAATCTTCTTTCAACTTATCAAGTTCGCGTTTCAATGATTCGTTTTGTTTCAGTATCGATCCGACACCTTCAACAATTGCGTTCAATGGTTCGTCAATATCCGACATCTTTGTGTCGACAATTGCTTCAACCTTTTCGCTTGACATTGCTTCTTCTTCAACTACTTCTTCAGTCGGTGCTTCTTCACCTTCTGTTCTTTCATCAACTACTTCCAAAATCATTCCTTCAGCATCCAGGACAATCGAAACACCTTCAAGTTCACCGCCAAGTTGAAGTGTTCCTTCTGTTGCGGGTACTTGCTCACCGTCTTCGGTAACAACAAAAACCGCTTGACCAACTTCCAACATCTCAAAAGAGATAATTGTTCCATCCATCAAAGGTGCTTCTTCAAATTTTACGGTAACTTCTTCAGCTTCCGATGTCGGTGCTTCCGCAATAACTTCAGTTTCATCGGCAAACATTGACTTTAATAGGTCAAGTTTTTCAATTACACTTTTGAATTTACTCATATAATTTATTTATGTTCGTATATTGTATACGACTGTTTATTTTTTAGCCAATTCTATCAACTCATCAAGGATTGATTCGATTGAAATATCCGATTTGAATTGTGCTTCATCCATTACGAATGTGCCTTCGATACTGAATCCGGTAACTTCGCCCGATTTGATTCGGTTGTATAGTTCGACGTTCTCGAATTTATACGTTACTATCCAAGAACCATCGTTGACATCTTTGAATCGTTCCGGAGCGGTGAATCCCTTTTTATTATCTATCTGATATGAACCTATCATATAAACACCATCAGCAACATCTTTCGAATCGTGTTCGATGTTCACATTATTGAATCGATTGTTTCGAGCATAATCGTGAATGATGTCTTTAATTGCTTTCTTTGTGAAAACGACATAGTATTCACCCGATGCATCACGTCTATAAATCGGAGTGTCGGCAGAAATAGCAACACCTGAAACTGTTTTTTCGTCATCATTGAATTCGAATCGAACCGCTTTTGAAAATGTTTCGAATGATATTTCATGTGCGGGATCGTGAACTAATGAATTGAAGTCAACAAATGTATTCGGGTCGTCAAGGTCGATTTGTATTTCAAAAATTGGGAGGTTTGTATTAATCATATATTTTTCTTATGT